GTTTCATTATGGGAAGGACAGTATAAGAATGCAATAGATGCTTTAAGAAATCAAGCAAGAAGAACAAGAAGGGATGATATGGAAACTCCAGCAAGTCCTACAGGTGGTCCAGATCCAGTTATTCAAGGAGCTAATTAGTGGCTCTTAATAGATCAAAAATAGATAAACAAGTAAGAACAAGTTCTAAAAAGAAATTAAAACAGGTTGCAGGTGGTTTATCGTTAAAAGATAAAGCTCTTTATAGATTATATAATTTAATTGGAAAAAGTTGGTTAAGATCTGGTAAAGATCCAAATGCTTATAGTTTAGGTGATGCTATGTTTGATGCAAGTTTTAAAGTCATGGGTATAAAAGATGGTGGACAACTACAAAAGAAAATAAAAAGATCTAAAAAGAAACCTAGAGGTTGGGGAATTGCTAGATATAATAAATAAAATTAATATTAAATAATAATTAAAAGAAAAGAACAAGGGGAAAAACATGGAAGATAATATACCAGGACCATATACATTACTTAGATATCCTGCTAACTTAGAAGAAGTAACAGGTAAACCAACTGGTCAAGGCTTTGGTGCAGCTCGTAAAGGACCTCAAGTACATGGTGGTCCTATAGAAGCTATAGTAGATGAAGACTATCCTGAAGGTGAATCTTTTTCTACATCTACTAAAGATGTGAAAAACATTGGAGTAAAGTAATGAGTAAAAGTAAAGGATATGGACAAACTAATAAAAAGAAAAAATGGAAGTTTCTGGAACCACAAATACATTTAAAGAAACAAAAAAAACTAGCAGGTTCTAAATCAAGTGGTTTAAAGAAGAAAGCTGGTGGTGGTAAAATAATGCAAGGTTATAAAAAAGGTGGTAAAGTTTAAGAATGCCTTTTGCATCTAAGAAACAAAGAATTTATTTAAGAATTAATAAACCTAAAGTTTATAAACAATTTAAAAAAGATATGAAATCAGGTGGAAAACTGATTGATAATTCTGGACAGAAGTTTGTTCGGAAACTTTATAATAACGGAGGAAAAATATTATGAACGCAATAGTAGAAAGATTTAAAGAACCCTCATCTTATTCAGCAATAGCTGCTGTATGTGCAATGGTAGGCATAATTGTACCTAGTGATTTATGGCAAAGCATTGTTTTAGTAGGATGTGGGGTTGCAGGTGTATTAGGATTTTGGTTACGAGAAAAGAAGTAAATTCTAATGGCAACATCTGGAACTTATAATTTTACTTTAGATATAGATGAAGTAATTCAAGAAGCTACCGAGATGATTGGTGGTGAACAAACACTTGGACATACTCCTAAATCTGCTAGACGTTCAATTAATTTAATGTTGAATGACTGGCAGAATAGGGGTATTTTATTATGGAAAACATATACAACTGCTGTAACAGTTTCAACAAGTGTAACAACTTATGATCTTAGTAGTTCTACAACAGACGCTTTACATATTAATTTACGCAGAGATTCAACAGATATTGAATTACAAAGACTATCATTTGAAGAATATTTAAATGTACCAAATAAATCTCAAACAGGAAGACCAACACAATATACAGTTAAAAGAGATTTAGCTAATCCAATAATACATCTTTATCCTATTCCTGATAATACTACTGATATTTTACAAATAGAAGGTATACGTCAAGTTGAAGATGTTAATAAATCAGCCGAACAAAATGCTGATGCTCCTGTTCGTTTTTTACCAGCTTTAACATGTGGATTAGCATATTATTTATCTATGAAACGTCCTGGAATTCCAATGGATCGTATAGCTATGTTAAAAGCAAATTATGAAGAAAAATTATCTAATGCTTTATCAGAAGATAGAGAACGAGCAAATTTATTAATTAGACCTAAATATAGGTATGTATAATGGCTTCTAATAAAAATGCTCTTGCTATGTGTGATGATTGTGGATTTGTCTATCCACATAGAGTAATGAAATTAAATAGTTATGGAATGTTAAATTGTCCAACATGTTTTGATGGAGCATATGATTTAAAGAATCATCCTCAAAATAAAATACCTAATGTAAGAGATGATATAACAATTAGAAATCCTCGACCTGATATTGGTGGTAGAAACTTAGAATGGCAATTAGCTAATTTTACATGGGAAGATTCATCAGATCCAAATAATAAAAAGTGGAATACAGTATGACAAAATTAGAAGGTAAATTAATTAATTCAACTTATAAGCAACTTCTTAAAATGGGAGTTTCTACTAATAATGGTGTTGATGCATCTCTAATAAATGTACAAACAGGAGATGGAACGAATACTGCAATAAAAGTAGCTACAAGTGCTATGAAAGTTGCAGGTACATTTGGAGTAGAAAGTAATGCATCTGTATCAGGTGATTTACAAGTTACAGATAAAGTTTGTGCCTCAGCATATTATGGTGATGGTTCTAATCTTACAGGTATTACCATGTCAATTGGTGGAGATGTATCTGTATCAAGTTTAGTTGTTGCTAATACAGCTACTATAGGTGGTACATTAACAGTAGGAGGAGCTGCACTTTTTAAATCAACAGCAACTGTAAGTGGAGCTTTTCATGCAGCAGGTGCTGGTAGTTTTGCAAGTACTGTTACAGTTGTTGGAGCTACACATTTACAATCAACAGCTTCTATAGCAGGTGCTACTTCTATAGGTGGTGCAGTTAATTTACTAAGTACTGCCACAGTATCAGGAGCTGCAGGATTTTTAGGAACTGTTAGAGTTTCAGGTAATACAACAATAGGTGGTAGACTTGATGTAGCAGGAGCAGCATCTATAGGTGGTAATGTTACTGTTAAAGGAGATGTACATGTAAGTTCTAAAGTATGTGCTAGTGCTTTTTATGGTGATGGTTCAAACTTAACTGGTGTTACAATGTCTATTGGTGGTAATATATCAGTAGGTAATGCTACAGTAGGAGGTAACCTATATGTTAGTGGAACGACAACTGTTGTAGGAGCTACTCATTTACAAAGTACATTAAGTGTTGCAGGAGCTACTACAATAGGAGGAGCTGTAAATCTTTTAAGTACAGCTACAGTTTCTGGAGCTACAGGATTTTTAGGTACAGTTAGAGTTTCAGGAAATACTACAATAGGTGGAACATTAGATATAGCAGGTAATACATCTGTAGGTGGTACATTAGTTGCTGCAGGTAAAGCTGAGTTTAATAGTGACGTATGTGTATCAGGTAATACAATTCTTGTTGGTAATGCAACTGTAGGTGGTACATTAAGTGTAGGTGGAGCTGTAAATTTATTAAGTACATTAACAGTAGCAGGTAATGCATCAGTAGGAGGTACATTAACTGTAGGAGGTGCAACACATCTAGCTTCAACTTTAACTGTTGTAGGTAATACAACTTTAACAGGTAATTTAGGTGTTGGTGGAACTGCTAGAGTTTCAGGTGCAACTTCATTAGAAAGTACAGTAGTTGTTGCAGGTGCAGCAACATTTGCTTCAACAGTAACAGTATCAGGAGATGGTACATTTAAAACAGATGTTACTGTATCAGGAGATATACGAGTCGGAGGTACTGCTACTATAGCAGGTAATGCATCAGTAGGAGGTACTTTACAAGTTGGTGGTGCAACAACAATAGTAGGAGCAGGAACATTTAAAGATTCTGTATCTATTAGTGGTGGATTAGTAGTTGGTGGTACTGTAACAATAGCAGGAGCTAATGTTCAAGCAGCAAATGCAAAAGTTTGTGCTAGTGCTTTTTATGGTGATGGAGCTAATTTAACAAATGTACCTTCAGCTATAACAGGTAATATATCTGTTAATAATGCTACAATAGGTGGTACTCTTTATGTTGGAGGTACTGCTACTATTGTAGGTAATACAACTATAACAGGTAATTTAGGAGTAGGAGGTACATTCAGAGTATCTACTGATACATCTTTAGAAGGTGGTTTAGTAGTAGGTGGTAAAACTGAACTAGATGGTGACGTATGTGTTAGTGGTAATACACAATTAGTAGGTACTGCTAAGATTACAGGAACAACAACTATTACAGGTAATTCAGGTTTCTTAGGAACTGTTAGAGTTTCAGGAGCAACAAGTTTAGAAGCAGGATTAGTAGTAGGTGGAAAAGCTGAGTTTGATGATGCAGTATGTGTATCAGGTGATACTGTTCTTGTTGGTAATTTAGCAGTTGGTGGAACAGTTACAGTTGCAGGTAAAGCAGAATTTGATGATGATGTTTGTGTTTCTGGCAATACTATTTTAGTAGGTAATCTTCATGTAGGAGGTACTACTACTCTTGTAGGTAATACTACTATGACAGGTAATTTAGGTGTTGGAGGAACTGCGAGAGTAGCTGGAGCTACTTCATTAGAAGCAGGATTAGTTGTAGGAGGTAAAGCAGAATTTGATGGTGATGTATGTATTTCAGGTAATACACAATTAGTAGGTACATTAAAAACTACAGGTACAACAACTATAACAGGTAATTCAGGTTTCTTAGGAACAGTAAGAGTATCAGGTAATACAAGTTTAGAAGGTACATTAAAAGTAGTAAAGAGTGCTGCAGCAGCAGTATCTGCAACAGCTATTAATGGAGTAACATCTGTATCACTTAATTTTGCTACAGCACAAAATTGGAGTACATCTGTTACAGCAGCTCATACATTAGCACAACCAATTAATTGTGTAACTGGACAAACAGGTAGTATTTTCTTAGTACAGCAAGGAGGAAGTGGTACAATGGCATATAATGCAGATTGGTTATTTCCTGCAGCAACAGATCCAACTATGTCAACATCTAATGGAGCAACTGATAGATTAGATTATATAATAGTATCTGCTTCAAGTGATGGAGTAGGTGGTAAAATACAAGCAATATTATCGAAGGAGTATGGATAGTGGGTGTTTTTCAAAATCATTTAATGGCTGCAGCAGTAGCTAAAGCTGCTGAAAGTACAGATTTCTATACACATCAGATAGCT